CAAAATATATAATGGCACTGAGTGGGTAGAGCTCTTTACTGACTATGTTCCATCAGGTTCCACCACACTGGGTTGATAAATGGCAAACGAATATTTAAAGAGAACTCCTACCAGTAGTGGTAATCGTAAGGTATTTACATATGCTGGATGGTTTAAGAAAAATAATGCTGATGGATCAACTCGTTTTGATATATTTAATGCATACAATAGTGATTCACAGCAAGAAGAAGAAATTGGATTTAGAGCAGATTCTTTGCGATATTTGAGTGGTGGTTCAACACTTTATGGATTTGATACTACCAATAAGTATAGAGATACTGGTAACTGGTTTCATGTAGTTTTTGTCTTAAACACTACATTAGAAAGTGAAAGGAAAAGGAGTCTTGTTTATATTAATGGTGTGGAAGTTGATACAACTACAAGCAGTGCGATTGGTGCTTATGTTGCTAAAAACTTTAATAGTATTGCATTTAATGTTGCAGGTCAAGAGCATAATGTTTTAGCCAGAAAATATAGTTCTAGTGGTATAGATTATGCAGAAGGAGAAGCATTTGATATATTCTTTGTAGACGGTCAAGCACTCACACCAGATGTGTTTGGTTTCTATAAAGATGGAGACGGTTATATGTCTTCTGGAACTACACAAGCAACTGATTTCAGACCAGGACAATGGAGTCCTAGAGCACCAAAGTCAATCAAGTATACGATCAATCGTAGTGGTGGATTTGGAGTCAATGGATTCTATCTTCCTATGAATGATAGTTCTAATCCTGGTGCTGACTTCCACTGTGCTCCTAATAGTATTATCAAACTTAAGGGAGAGGACTTACCACAACCACGTAATGGTGCTCCTACAACTTCTGATGCTTATGTCAGTGAGTTGAGAAGTGATCCTTTTGCTGCTAACTTAGTTCTTGCTATTCCTGGTATCACTGGTGGACAGGGTGATGGTTACGGTGACTACTCTGCTGATATCAAAGGTAGTGGAAGCAATAAAACTGTTACATCTCCAAGTGCTTCCGCTGTTTTTAGCTTTTCGTCATATTATGGAAGTGCTTTAGTCTTTGATGTTTTTGATGGTAATTATTTAAGTATTCCAAATAGCTCAGATTTTAATTTTAGTAGTGGTGGAGATTTTACAGTTGAGTTATGGTACTATAGGCAAGTTGATAATACTACTGAATCACTAATCGGGGTCTTTGAGAATAGTTCTGCTAGAAGAGCATGGCAACTTGAATCCAGAGCAAGTGCAGGTCTTAGATTTCAGTGGTGGGCAGATGGTTCAAGTGCTGTCGGCACAATTGACGCTCCAACTTCTGCTGTTCCCAAGGATCAGTGGCATCATATTTGTGTAGAAAGAAGTGGAGACACAATTACTTTATATGTAAATGGTGTTTCCGTTGGTGTAGATACAACTGCAGGAAGTATCTACAACAATACCACAGATCCATTGAGAATTGGTATGCTTAATGCAGCAGAAGATCAAATGTTAACTGGCAGGTTACAAGATGTCCGTATCTACAAAGGTCTAGCAAAATACAAAGGTGGTTTTGATGTTCCCAAACCTTACACACCAGTAGGTATTGAGAGTTGGAGAACAACTGCTGATACTTGTAAGAATAACTTTGCTACTTTAAATCCACTAAATCCAACACCTGGAACTCTTAGTAATGGTAATCTTAGTTTTTATAGAAATACTAAGGGTGGAAGCACTTCTACTTTTGGAGTAGATAGTGGCAAGTTTTATGTTGAAGCTACTGGTAGGGTTGAAGGTGGTGGATTTGCATTTGGATTTGTTCAGGATAATTATGAAACTGATGGGTCTCCTGATATTGGAGCATCTTCTACTTCGTTTGGCGTCAGATTTAATGATTTTAGTACAGAATTTAAACCACTAGGTGGATCATCTACAGTCTACTCCTCGCAAACAAACACCCAAAGTACAGTTATTGCTCTTGCCGTAGATTTTGATACAGGTGCTATAACTGTTTACCGAAATGGAGTATCAATTACTACTACAACTCTTACCTTACCTGCAGGAAAATTTTTTGCTGCGGTAGCAAGTGAAACCAGCACACAAGCAAAAGATATACAAATTAACTTCGGTCAGAACCCATCGTTCTCTGGAACTACAACAGCAGGAACCAACGCAGATGATAGTGGTAAGGGACTGTTTAAGTATGCTCCTCCTACTGGTTTCCTAGCATTGTGTGAGGATAACTTACCTGCTCCTGCTATTGCTGATCCTGGTAAGCACTTTAAGACTGTGCTTTGGGATGGTGTTAATTCTACTAATAAAATAAAATGTGGATTCCAACCAGATTTAGTATGGATTAAAAATAGAGGCTTTACAAACTGGCACTCTATCTATGACTCTATAAGGGGACCATATTTAGAATTAAACTCAAATTCACAGGAGCCTGATAGAGATAGAAGTTCTGCTGATGGTATTCGTAGTTTTGATTCTGATGGTTTTACATCTGGTTTAGATGATAATACTGGTGGTGGACCAGGATACACTTATGTGGCATGGTGTTGGAAAGCAGGTGGTGCCGCAGTATCAAACACTGATGGAACTATCACATCACAGGTGAGTGCTAATCCAACTGCTGGATTTAGTATTGTTTCTTGGACAGGAAATGAGACTGCTGGTGCTACTATTGGTCATGGTTTAGCAAAAGAACCTGATTTTATAATTTTCAAATCAAGAAATGAATCTAGAGACTGGGGAACTTATCATCGTTCTATAGGACCAACAAATAGAGTTTTATTGAATTCAACTGTAGCTGCATCAGCTGATTCTGCTGCTATTAATAATACACATCCAACTTCAAGTATCATTACTCTTGGTGCTTCTTCAGCATTTAACAATAATGTTGGTTCTGATAGTATGATTGCTTACTGTTGGTCAGAAATAGAAGGTTACAGTAAGTTTGGAAGTTATGTTGGTAATGGAAATGATGATGGACCCTTTGTGTATTGTGGATTTAAACCTGCTTGGGTAATGGTGAAGAGATCTACTACTGGTGCTAATGAAGGTTGGCCCATCTTTGATAGTTCAAGAGGATCAACCAATCCAAATCCCAAAGGAATATATGCAAATTCTGATATTGCTGAAAATGATGCTTCTGGTAGATACAAAGATTTTGTATCTAATGGGTTTAAGGTGAGAGGAACTAGTGGAGAACAAAACACTAGTGGAGTTACTTACATCTTCATGGCATTTGCTGAGTCGCCATTCCAAACAGCTAACGCCAAGTAATAAATACATCAGGGTATCTCTAATCTAAAGTCAAATGGCAATTGTATTTCCAGCAAGTCCTAGTGTAAATGATACATTCACTGCTGGGTCTATCACATACAAATGGGATGGTGCTAAGTGGATTGGACTGGGTGTTACTCCTACTGATAAATTGATTGAGGGTAGCAATAAGTTAGAGATTGATGGCAGCAATCAGTTGGTTTGGAATGGTGGTAACGTTGGCATCGGAACTGCTAATCCTGATTACAGTTTAACTATTGGAGATGGTAGTAGTTATGTTATTCAAAATTTAAAAGCAAAGAATGATGAGTTCTGCGAATTTCGTTTTGGTGATCCTGAGGGAATAGCCCAAGGAAAAATTACTTATGACCATGCTACTGACTCTTTGCGTTTTACTACTAACGGAGACGGAGAAAAAGTTCGTATAACTTCTGATGGTTCATTTGGTATCGGAGAAGACAGCCCTGCCGATCGTTTAGTAGTACAAAAAACAAATGCAAGTGGTGATGTCGGCGTAAGAATTAAAAATGATACACTTACTGATGGTGATGCTACTAACCCAACTACGGCATCTTTATATTTAAATACAAGCACTGGTGATTTTAATACCTTCTACATCCAAGCAAGAAGGAATGACGGAGCTACTCATTTTGGATATTCAAATCCAAGGGATGCTAATCATACTCCAAACTTGGTTATAACTTCTGGTGGTCAAGTTGGCATCGGAACTGACAGTCCAGGCAGGCAATTGTCAGTATATAATGCATCTAATTCAGGGGTTGAAATAAAAAGCAATACTGATGGGCAAAGCAGTGTCTTCTTTACAGATACAGCTGATTCAAACATTGGAATGATCGGGTATATGCATAACGATGACTCGATGTTTTTCCGCGTCAATGATTTAACAAGAGTTAATATAACTTCTGATGGTTATGTAACAAAACCAAACACTCCATATTTCTCGGTACAAGGTAGTCCATCTATAAGCAATTTTACTAATTACACGAATAGTGTTTATAATTTTGCCACTATTAATAGTAATAACGGAAGTCATTATAATAATTCTACTGGGAGATTTACTGCTCCTGTTGCTGGGTTCTATTGGTTTAGTTGTGGATTATGGTCCAGTAATTCTGATGATTCTGGCGGATCTTACTTATTGAATTTACTACGAGATAACATTGGGGGTGGCACCGCCACTGAACTCCAGTTTGCTGGTGCTAATCATGCAGTCGAAAAAAATCAATTATCTGTCAGTGCTGGAATATACATGACCGTAGGACAAACTGTCCGTATGTGGTATAACGGATCTATACAAGGATCAACACCAAGAAATTATTTTAGTGGTTATCTTGTAGGATAATCTGTTATAATATAAACAACTATTTTTTATCATGTTTGAATCTAGACCTATCATACCTAGCATGGTTTTGATAAATAAAAGAGCCTAACTCTTTACTTATGGATAATCCAAAGAAAGAGGAAGCCAAAAAGGAAAACAAATTTGAGTGGGCGGATGAGGGTGTATCAACTCTTGTCCGAGTTATTATTCTTGGATGGTCAGCAGCAATTCTGACTCTTAATTATGTAACTGTTCCTGGTATTCCTCAGAAAAATATCGATCCAACTTTTATTGCCAGTGTTTTTACTGGTACATTAGCTACGTTTGGTGTCATGCCTTCTAAGAAGAAGGAAGAATCAAAGCAAGCACCTACATTGGAGAAGAAAGATGCAAAAATTGATTAATGGTGTCGCGTTGTTATCTGGTTTAG